TCTGGAGATAACTTCACAGGACGTGGAGGCGGATCTGGTGGTTTTGGTTTCGTAACTATTCCTGTATCAGCACCTTATAGTTCACCTTATACTGTAGGAGGTGGTGGAAACGCAGGACCTCCAGGTAATGGTTCATCAGGTGGTGGAGGTGGAAACACTTCTTTATCTATTTACAATGCCAACGGAGGCGGAGGCGGAAACAGAACGGGTCCCGCTGATGGTAATAAAGGAAGTGTAGGAAATATGTATTACGATTTTACACCTTTTAGTCCTAACGGAAACAGAGGTGGTAACTCAGGTCCTTTTACAAATCCTTTAAATTCTTGGTCAGCAGGTCCAAGTGAAAACAATATTGACGGCTATATATTAATAAATCCAGCACTTACCCCTGGTTGGTCATCTGCAATAGCTGATATGGGTGCAAACACTACAGGTGGCGGTGGTGGTAGAAATAATGGTGGCGGACAACCGGGAAGACCTGGAAGAATAATTATATTTGAGAGTGAGGCGTAATAATGGCTTATTTATTTTTTAGAGATAATGAATTATTTAGAATTGCTAAAGATGATTCTGAAAAAACAAAAATATTAAATATTTGTGCTGGTGAAAATCTTGTAGAAAAAGAAATAACTGCAGATCAATTTAATAAATGTGATTATGAAAGTCATCGTTATACACTTGTTGAGGATCAAGTAGTAGAAACAATATGTATAGATGGAACTACTGCTGATGATACAATTAGAACACCTCTTGCAAGAAAATCAGGATTTAATAATGCGGATGAAATGAATAGAGCAATTGAGGCGGATCTTGCAAGAATAAATCAGTATTTAACTAATAATACAGATACACAATGGCAGGCTTACAAAGATGCTCTACTTGCTTATACTCCATCTACAAATAGCGCTGACTATCCTAAAGAAGGTAGTTTAAGTAAAGTTTTAACAGATGAAGGAATAACTGCATATAACATTTTGCGTTTACCATAAAAATATTATATAAATACTCTTATGAGTATTAAAAATTACATCCATATAGAAGATTCTATATTACCTATTAGTGCAGTTTCTAAATTAATACAGTATGCAAATAAACACGATGATTTTGAACCTGGGCTTACTGAAGGAGAAAGAGATCCTAAAACAGTAAAAAAATATAGAGATGTAAATGTAAAACATTTATTTGTAGACCCTTTTAATTTTACTAGAACACATTGGCACAATTTAATTGAATATGCTTTTCGTAAAGCATATGAAAGATATAAAATAAAAATGCCTCATGTTCATTTTGATAGAATAAAAAATATTCAAATTTTAAAATATAAAGAAAATGGTCATTATCTATGGCATACAGATCATTCTTTAAATGAGTCTAGAACTATAAGCGCAATACTTTTGTTAAATAATGATTATGAAGGTGGAGAGCTTTGTTTTTTAGATCAAATTAAAAATGAACAATTTAAAATAGAAAACAGACCTGGAAGATTAATTATGTGGCCAAGTAATTTTATGTTTCCCCATTCAGTATCTCCGGTAACAAAAGGACTTAGGTATTCAATAGTTTTATGGGCACTTTAAAAAAAGATTTTAAATTTAAGGTAATAAAAAATTTCTTAAGTGAAGGAGAAAGAATCCTTTTAAAAAATTATACCAATATGTTTCATTTAAATAACATAAAAGATTTTGATTTTTCTGAAGCATCTGAATCATCAGATACTGCTGTTTATTCAGATTATTTAATGGAATCTTTAATGTTGTCTAAAAAAACAAGAGTTGAAAAAGAATCTGGATTAAACTTAATACCAACATATAGTTTTTGGAGATGTTATACCAATACTTCTGATTTAAAAAAACACAAAGACAGACCTTCTTGTGAAGTAAGTATTTCTTGTCAGATAGACACTGATGGAACTGACTGGCCTTTAATTGTAGAAGGGAAAGATGTTCATTTAGAAAATGGAGATGCTGTTTTGTATTTAGGTATTGATTTAGAACATGGCAGAGCTCCTTTTACTGGAGACTATCATATACAAACTTTTCTACACTACGTGGATAAAGATGGGCCGTATACAGAGTATGCGATTGATAAACGAGCAATATATGGAGTAAAAAAATGAAAATAATACAAAAACCAGATGGCAGTGCTGATTTTGTTTTTAATGATAGAGAACTTGAAATTATGAATAAAACTAAAAAATTAAATTTACATGGTTCTGCTTTTAAAGGAGTAGTTAATTCAATGGTACATGTTATGATGCAGTGGAACATGAATATAGATGAAGCTATCAGAAACAAAAAAACAAACCAAAACGAAGAAGAATTTAACGATACTAAATAAATAGCATAACCTTTATACTGTAATGTAGATATAGTATAATAACGCATGCCTTTAACAAATGTACAAATAGCACCAGGATTTAACAAACAAGTAACAGCAACAGGCGCTGAAGGACAGTGGACTGACGGTGATTTCGTTAGATTTAGATATAGTCTTCCTGAAAAAATAGGAGGATGGCAACAAATTACTGGTCAAACATTAGTTGGTGCTACAAGAGAACAGCTTATTTGGGCTGATTTAGATGGTAGGAGATATGCTGCTATTGGCACTCACAAAGCATTAATTATTTATTATGAAGGTGGGTTTTATGATATTACACCTTTAGATACCGCATTAACTAGTTGTACATTTGATACAACAGATACTTCTACAACTGTAACCGTTAATAAAAATAGTCATAATTTATTAGCAGGAGACTTATTTACATTCACATCAGTTACTCCTCCAGTTGGAGCAGGTTATGTAGCTAATGATTTTGAAACAAATACATTTGAAGTTATATCAGTGCCCGATGCAGACACATTTACAGTAACCATGGCATCTGCTGCAACAGCAACAACCTCTGCAAGTGGATCAGCAACCGTTAATCCATATATTAAACCAGGACCCTTAACTCAAACTTATGGTTATGGATGGGGAACAGACACTTGGAGCAGTGGTGCATGGGGAGAAGCTTCTTCAGCACAAAATGTTATTCTTGACCCAGGTTCGTGGTCATTAGATCATTTTGGACAAAAACTTATTGCAACTGTTAAAAACGGTAAAAGTTTTTATTGGGATCCTATTGCCTCAGATCCTAGTGCTTTAAGCACAAGAGCTACAGTAATACCTGGAGCACCTACTAGATCAGTTATGTCGATTGTATCTGAAAGAGATAGACATTTAATTATGCTTGGAACTGAAACAACAATTGGTAGTGAATCCTCACAAGATAAAATGTTTATTAGATTTTCTGATCAAGAATCTATTGGGGATTATACTCCTAATTCTACTAATACAGCAGGTACATTTAGATTAGACTCTGGTGTAAAAATTATAGGAGCTGCAAAAGCAAAAGATTATATATTAATACTTACCGATACTTCTGCATATGTAATGCAATTCGTAGGACCACCTTTTACATTTTCAATTAGACAGGTTGGAAGTAATTGCGGTTCTATAGGTCAACATGCAATGAAATATGTAAATGGAAAAGTATATTGGATGGGTCAAGCAGGTGGCTTTTTTGTTTATGATGGTACTGTAAAATCAGTACCATGTTTAGTTGAGGATTTTGTATTTACAGATAAAGGAGATAACCTTGGAATAAATTATAATTCAGGTGAAATTGTGTATGCAGGACTCAATCACTTGTATGAAGAGATAAATTGGTTTTATGCAAAAGCAGGATCGGAATTTGTGGATAGAGTAGTTACATATAATTATGTTGAGAATACTTGGACAACAGGGTCATTAGCCAGAACATCTTGGCATGATTCAACATTGTATGATAATCCATACGCAACACAGTTCAACGGATCAGGGACACCAAGCTTTCCAACAATACAAGGGGTAACAAACACTAACGGTGCAACAATTTATTATGCTCATGAAGTTGGTAATAATGAAGTGGATTCTTTAGGTAATAAAACAGCTATACCTGCGTTTATACAATCAGGAGATTTTGATATAACTGATGGTGAAGTATTTATGAGTATGAGAAGATTCTTACCTGATTTTAAATTATTAATAGGAAATGCTCAAGTCACTATTAATCTTAGAAATTATTCTACAGATACATCATCTTCATCTCCTTTAGGTCCTTTTACTGTAAATTCATCAACTGATAAAGTGGATACTAGAGCAAGAGGAAGAGCAGCCAGTTTAAGAATAGCCAATACTTCAACAGATCAAAATTGGAGATACGGTACTTTTAGAGCTGATATACAACCAGATGGAAGAAGATAGCTAACATATTTCAATAGTAAAAAATTATTTTTAGTTTATAAATAAAAGTATGTTTATAAAAAATACTCCGATTATTTGTAATATTTTTGAGTCTTATTTAGAAGCAGATGAAAAAATAATTAAAATTATAGACAAGCTTAATTATACAAAATATCAAAATCATTCTACTTCTTTTTTAGATAAGGACGACGAACTTAAAGAATTATTTATAACTTTGTATAAAGATTGGGTAATTTCTTTTTTAAAAAAAGTTCGTAAAAAAAAATTTAAAGAATTGTTATTGTTATCTATATGGTGTCAAAAATATGAAAAAGAGTCTAGGCATGGTATACATGTACATCATGAAAACACTAATTATGTTTCTTTTATTTGGTATATAGATTGTTCAATAAATTCTTCTAATACTGTTTTTTACAATCCAGGACATCCTCACTGTTCTTATTTTGAAACTGAAATAAAACCAGAAAAAAATAAAATTGTTTTTTTTGATTCTTATATTCCTCATGAAGTAATAAAAAATAATGATAATAAAAGATGTATAATAAGTGGTAATTTTAAAATAATACAATAATGTATAGAGAAGTTATAACAGATTTAAGAAAAAGTCCTCTAGGTATTACTAACAACATATGGTTGTGGGAAGAAGAAAAAAAAGACATAGACTTTATTGAACTAAATAAATTTCTTTTAATTTTAGAAAAAACACTTTTAAAAAAACCTTTTTTAAGTAGTGGAGGTACTGGTGTCGAAGGAGTAACAGCTAGATTTAAATATTATAATTTATTTTTTGAAGATCATTCTGAATTAAAAAAAACAGAAAAATTTATTTATGAAAATATAAAAAATTTTTTAAATTACAAAAAAATAAAACAAAATAAAATTTACATTCAATGTTGGTTTAATGTTTTAAGAGAAGGAGAACAAATTAAAACACATCAACATAGAACTATTAATGATTTTCATTTGTCATTTATTTCAGGGAATTTTTCTACTACTGATAATAATACAAAAACTTATTATACAAATTTTAATAAAGAAAAGGGTATTAGTATAAATAATGAAAAAGGAAAACTAACCTTATTTCCTTCTTATTCTCCTCATTATACTACTGAGAATAAATCTAAAAAAGAAAGAATATCTATAGCTTTTGATGTGTACCCAGATATCTCATTTATAGATCCTAGTTATATCGAAGGTGGTATTATTAAAGAAATAGTGTTAAAATAAATTATGGCTAAAGTAGACATTAACATACCAGAACCAACACCAACATACACTGAGGAAAACCAAAGACAAATATCTCAGTCATTAAGAACATTAAAAGATAAATTAAATACTTCTTTTCAAGAAGAATTAAAACAAGAAGTAGAAAGAGTCGGTTGGTTTAATATGGGGTTTGGTTGCTAATGTCTTGTAATAATGTCAATCCAATAACAGGTGGAAGTACAGTTGATGACATTCCATTTTATTTAGCAGTTCAACAAGGTAAAGTTCCTGGTTACTCTATGGTCAATAAGTTTGGATATAATGATTCAATTGGATCAGGTTCTTTTGAAACTATTTGGGAAACAGGAGACGACTATCCTTGGCAATCTTCGGCAGTTACTGTCGATGTTGTTAGTGATGATTCTAATGACGATGTAGCTGGAACAGGTGCTAGAACTTTAAGAATACAAGGTTTGGATGGTTCTTATAATTTAGCTGAAGAAACTGTTGATATGGATGGAACAACTACAGTTACAACTACACAAGAATTTTTA